GAAAATTTAACTAGAGAACAACGTGAACGTTTAGTTAGAGAATATGTTCGAAGAAAAATTGTTAAAATTCTTGTTGAACAACCAAAGCCTGCAGAAGAAAAACCTGCAGATAAACCTGCAGAAGAAACTCCAGCCCCAGATGCCGCAGCACCACCAGCACCTAGCGCACCTGCAACTCCAGCACCTGATGCAGCAGCAGAAACTCCAGCTCCAGACGCCGGAGCAGCACCTGCAGCAACACCGCCACCTGCAGCAGATGCATCAGCAACTCCACCCCCTGCAGAAGAAAAACCAACGGCAGATGCTGAAGCTGAAAAACAAGTATCGCCTGAAACTAAAGAGGCATTAGATGTAGATAGATTTGTTCAATATCTTAAAAAACAAGAAGGCAACATTGCAAAACTTAAATCTATTATCAAAGTAGTTAATCTGTCTTTAGATAAAGCTGAAGTTGAAGATCAAGCAAATGTATGGAAAATGTTAAAAATTACATCTAATAAAAAATTAGCTAAACTAGGAACACAATCGAATAATAAATAATATATGTCAAAAACAAACAAGTTACAAAACATCAAAGCCATTCAACAAATGATTGATGGCACTCACAAGTTCCAAAGCAAAAAGACAGTAGGATTTTCAGATGCAGAAGCAGTAGCTCGTAAGTCTGAACGACACGAGGTAGGTGATACGTGGGAAGAAACTGACGCAGCCGGAATGATTTGGGTCATTGAGCAAAAAGATGGCTTTCGTGTTCGCAAAACAAAAAATACAGAAGTATTTCAAGAAGTACGAGATGAACTTCGTAAATTTCCTAATTGTCGTAAAGACACATGTACCTGTTTTAATCCAAAACCAGCTGATGAAAAGATGCGTAAATTGAATGGTATGTGTTTAGATTGCACAGTTGATTGGGAACATGAAATGCGCAAAGCTGGAACATATGATGAATATGAAAAACAACGTGTACGTCAAAATGCAGAAGCATGGTTACAACAAGCAGAAAAAGATGTTGAAATGCTCAAACAAACATATACTCAAGCATCTAAGTTTGTTGTAAATGGCGAAGGTGAATTGGAAACATGGGCTGCACAAATGACCCCGGAAGAATTTGAAGAAAAAATAGAAAAAAGCTTTGCAGAATTTAAAGAACGATTTATAAAAAGATTAAATGGAGAACAAGATGAAAACAATTAAAAAGTATTGGGCTATTATAGTAGGAGCAATTTTAGCACTATTTGGAATTGCTGTTGCAGCAAAAAAGAAACATGATGATAAACAAATTGCAAAAACTGACAAAAAAATTGATGATAACAAACAACAAGCTGCTGTAATATCTGGTAAAATTGAAGCAATTGAAGATCAAAAAACTCAAGTTAAACAAGATTTAGCAGAACTAATTGCAGATGTTAAAAATTTAAAAGACAAAAAACAAACAGTAAATGTAACTACTAATAAGCCAGCAAAAGAAGCTAAAGAAAACATTCTAAATAAAACTAATAAAAGAAAAAAGAAATGAAAAAGTTATTAGTTATATTATTATTTCCGTTATGTATATTTGCTCAAACAACTCCAGATACATGTTTTACGGAACAGCAATTAAATGATATTTCAAATACATTAGATTCGCTTTGGCAAGTTGATGAAATAAATACAGATATTATTTCCAAACAACAACTTATAATAAAAAAGCAACAGTCTGTTATGTATTTAGATTCCATACAAATTGCATTACAATACCAACAAGTTGCATTGCTTCAAAAAAATATTGATTTATATGTAGAACGAGAAAAACGTTTACAGCCTAAGTGGTATGATAATAAAAGTATTTGGTATGGCTTAGGTATTTTTACTACGTTAGGTTCTGGAATATTAATCAATGAAATTTTAAAATAACATGTCTCAACAAAACATAAAACAGATTATTCAGCAACAATATGCAATGTGTGCTAAAGATCCTGTGTTTTTTATGAGACAATATTGTTACATACAACATCCTAAAAAAGGAAAGATAAAATTTAATTTATTTCCATTTCAGGAAACATCATTAACTGAATTACGAGATAACCGATACAATGTAATACTTAAGTCACGTCAGTTAGGTATATCAACTCTTTCAGCCGGCTTTGCCCTTTGGAGCATGTTATTCAAACAAGATTTCAATGTACTTGTTATTGCAACAACTCAAGAAGTAGCAAAAAACTTAGTAACTAAAGTGCGAGTGATGCACGACAATTTACCAAGTTGGTTGAAAGGAAATATTGAAGCAGACAATAAATTATCTCTTAAATTTAAAAATGGTTCACAAATCAAAGCAGTATCATCTGCAACAACCGGTGCACGTTCTGAAGCATTATCATTGTTAATTATAGATGAAGCGGCGTTCATTAGAAACATTGAAGAAATATGGATAGCATCACAGGCAACCTTATCAACGGGGGGTGGTGCAATTGTATTGTCTACACCTAACGGAGTTGGTAATTGGTTTCATTCAGTATGGTCAGAAGCTGAACAAGAGATAAATGGATTCCATACAATCAAATTGCATTGGACCGTACATCCAGAACGAGATCAACTGTGGAGAGAACAACAAACTCAACTTTTAGGTGAACGTGGTGCTGCACAAGAGTGTGATTGTGACTTTATTTCATCAGGACATACTGTAGTAGATGGTGCTATATTATTAGAATATGAAACGAAATGTTCTGAACCTATAGAACGAAGAGGATATGATAATGCATATTGGATTTGGGAATATCCTAACTACGAAAAAAATTATGTAGTAGTAGCTGACACCGCGCGAGGTGATGGCGGCGACTGGTCAACATTTCATGTTATTGATGTAGAAACTGTGTCACAAGTTGCCGAATATAAAGGAAAACTTCCTCCTAAAGATTTTGGCAATATGTTAGTATCAGTTGCAACAGAATGGAACAATGCACTTCTAGCAATTGAAAATGCAAACATAGGTTGGGCAGCAATTCAGCCAGCATTAGACCGTAACTATGAAAATTTATTTTATACATACAAAGATGACGGCTATGTTGATATAGACGTACAACTTAAAAAAGGTTATGATACAAAAGACAAATCACAAATGGTTCCGGGTGTTTCAACAACATCACGTACTAGACCATTAATGATTTCAGCTCTAGAAATGTATATGCGTGAACGGACTCCCGTAATTAGATCAAAACGTTTGATTCAAGAATTATTTGTTTTTATTTGGCTTAATGGAAAAGCTCAATCGCAAAATGGATATAACGATGACTTGGTAATGGCATTTTGTATCGGATTATGGTTACGAGACACATCACTTAAACTTCGCCAACACGGTATCGAATTAAATAAAAGAGCTTTATCACATTTCAAAAAAACAGATCCAGTTATTTATACCAACAATCAGCGTAGACAAGATACAGGTTGGTCATGGAACAACGGTACAGATGAAGAAGGTTTAACTTGGTTGTTATAAAATCTGCATGGTTCTGTAATTAGTTATATTTATATTAAAAAAATTATATGGCATCATTAAGAAAACGATTACAGAATTTATTTTCTACTAACGTTATTGTACGTGCATACGGCAAAGATCAAATCAAAGTTATTGATACAAACCGTTTACAATCATTTGGTAATCTCAACCAAACAAAAGTTGCTGACAGATACACTAGATTGCATGGTTCAAATCGCCATCGCGTAGGTGGTTCTGGCGGATATGATTCGAATTATTATATGCATCAAAATCGTATGCAGTTATACACTGATTACGAAATGATGGATAAAGATCCAATCATAAGTGCTGCACTAGATATATATTCAGATGAGTCTACATTGCAAGATCAGTTCGGAGATATATTAACAATCAAATGCAACAAAACACAAATTCAAAAAATACTTTATAATTTATTTTATGATGTATTAAATATAGAATTTAATCTTTGGCCATGGATTAGAAACATGACTAAATACGGAGATTTCTTTTTAAAAATTGATATTGCAGAAGAAATTGGCGTAATTAATGCTCGTCCATTTTCAAGTTATGAAGTTGAACGTTGGGAAGAATTTGATGAAGAATCTGGAGATTATAAAATTAAATTTCGTCACGCTTCTAGTCCTAACTTGATGTATGATGTATTTGAAGTAGCACATTTCCGTATGTTGTCTGATTCTAACTTTTTGCCATATGGTAAATCAATGTTAGAAGGAGCTCGTAAAGAATTTCAAAAATTGACAATGTTAGAAGATGCAATGCTTATTCATAGAATAATGCGAGCACCGGAAAAACGTATTTTTAAAATTGATATTGGTAATATTCCACCAAATGAAGTTGATACATTCATGGAACAGGTTATCAATAAAATGAAAAAAATTCCTCACGTAGATCAAAATACTGGTAATTACAATTTGAAGTTTAATCTTAACAACATGTTGGAAGATTATTATTTACCGGTACGAGGAGGACAATCTCAAACATCAATTGACACATTGCCGGGTATGACATTTACGGGTATTGATGATATCAACTATGTTAAAGATAAAATGATGGCTGCTCTTAAAATTCCTAAACCATTTTTAGGTTATGCAGAAGCAGTTGAAGGTAAAACTACATTAGCATCAATGGATATTCGTTTTGCTAGAACAATTGAACGTATTCAAAAAATAGTTGTATCAGAATTATATAAAATTGCAATCATACATTTATATGCACAAGGATATGACAATGAAGATTTAGTTGGGTTTGAATTAGAATTAACAGCTCCTTCTATAATTTATGATCAACAAAAAGTTGCATTAATGACTGAAAAAATGACATTAGCAACAGCAATGAAAGATTCGAAATTAGTATCAGACAAATACATATACGAATACATATTTAATATGTCAGAAGACCAATGGCTTCAAGAACGCGTAAATATTATTGAAGATTTAAAATTGCGTTTCCGTCAAAATCAATTAGAACAAGAAGGAAATGATCCTGCGGTAACTGGAGTATCATATGGTACGCCACACGATTTAGCTTCAATGCATATGAGTTCTAATGAAGTAGAAGACAAAGACAAAGGCGGTCGTCCAAAAGAAGGAATTAAATTTGGACAACATAAAAATGCATTTGGATGGGATCCTACGGGTAAAAAAGAAATAGATCAAAGCTTCGATGTTGAAAATCAAAAGTCTGCATTTTTACCAGACCCTCGTAGAGAACGTAGATTGGATTTAGCTCATGAAAATGTCTTAAAGAAATTAAAAAATTCTAAATATGGTAAAACATATTCAATTATTTCAGAATCTATAACAACATCTAAAGAATCAGATGGCGATGCTGGAACTTTATTAGATGAGAATAATATTCTATAACATATTTATTTAAAAAGTATCGTATTGGTATGAAAAAATTAAAACATTCGAAATACAAAAATACCGGCATTCTATTTGAAATGTTAGTAAGAAAACTAACTTCAGAAACACTAACTTCAGACAAATCTATTACGATTGATATTATCAAAAAGTATTTTGGAAGAAATACGGAATTATCAAAAGAGTTACAATTATACAATGCATTAATAAAAGAATCACATAAATCTGAAGCACGTGCATTGGATTTTATGCGTACGGTTAAGGAAGCCCATAACAGATTAAATCATAATACGTTAAAACGTCAAAAATATAATCTAGTTAAAGAAATTTCTGAAAATTTTGTTTTTGAAAATATGTCAAAGATTCACATTAACAATTACAAAGAATTAGCTTCTATTTACTTGTTATTTGAATATGAAGAGACAGATAATCCAAAACAATTGATGGCGTGTAAAACCGTATTGTTAGAACATACATTGCCAAAACCTAAAATTGTTGAACAACGTGATCCGATAATGGAATCGTTTGCAAAACAGGATAAGAATGTAAGATTATTAACATATAAACTTTTAGTAGATAAATTTAATAGTACGTATTCAGAAGTATTATCAGAATCACAAAAGCAACTATTAAACAAATATATTACGCACGTTAATGATACTGAAGCACTTAGAGAATATGTTCAACGCATTATTCCAACTATCAAAAAACGATTGTCAGAACATGCAAAACGCATTGATGATAAAGTAGTAAAAATCAAAGTTGAAAAACTTTCGGAAATGCTTTGCAATGTAGAGACTATTAAAAAAATAAAAGAATCACACGTATTAAATTTAATGCGTTATATGGATTTAGTTGACGAATTAAACGAGATACACAAATGAAAACATTCTTACAACAAATAGAAGAAGCATTTGAAGCTATCGATAAAACTGATGAAATTGTTGATGATATTGCAAATGATGAATTAGAAGAAGCTTCTACATCTGGAGGTGCTGGTGCATATATGTCTAAAAATTTTATAGGCACTGCTGATAAAGATACGGTTGAGGCATTAGGAATGCAACGCGTTAAAGAATCAATTAATACTCCTCCTACATACCAATACGGTAAATATCAAAAACCAGAATCTTCAGAAGAAGAATACATGGATAAATTTCCATTTGCCGATGATGATGCAAAATGGCAACATGCAAAATTTAAGTATCCAACCGAACCAATGTTAAAATCATACGACAAATATTCAGATCGTCCTGCACATGTATCAGAAAAATCACGAGTTGAATATGATTGGTCTGGAGTAAAAAATAAAACGGATAAAAATGTATATGAAGCTATGGATTCT